GAAAAGCGGAGGCGAGCGGTTCGCCCCGGCTTCTTCCCAAAACGGTTATCTAGTTTTGAAGGAATGAAAAAAAGTCCTTGACAGCTCAACGCGAATCATTATAATAATAAATGTCTAAAGTGATGTCATTCCGCAGTAGCTCAGTGGTAGAGCAATCGGCTGTTAACCGATTGGTCGCAGGTTCGAATCCTGCCTGCGGAGCCATCGTGGAGAGCTGTCCGAGTGGTCGAAGGAGCACGATTGGAAATCGTGTAGGCGTGAATAGCGCCTCAAGGGTTCGAATCCCTTGCTCTCCGCCATGATTCATCAACATGGCCCGTTGGTCAAGTGGTTAAGACACCGCCCTTTCACGGCGGTAACACGGGTTCGAATCCCGTACGGGTCACTTCTTCGTGGAGGATTAGCTCAGCTGGGAGAGCACTTGCCTTACAAGCAAGGGGTCGGCGGTTCGATCCCGTCATCCTCCACCATTTTCAATCGTTGTGGAGTGGAGCGACGAGCCTTTGCTTCATCGAATTCACTTCGAGTTGCCTCGACGCATCTGGCATCTTTGAATCAGCTTGTAGAGGAAGAGGTAACGGATAACAACGCTAAGAACATTGTGCAAATTAATTTACTTTCCTATCGTCGCGGGGTGGAGCAGTCCGGTAGCTCGTCGGGCTCATAACCCGAAGGTCGCAGGTTCAAATCCTGCCCCCGCAACCAAATTGGTCCCGTAGTGTAGTGGTTAACATGCCTGCCTGTCACGCAGGAGATCGCGGGTTCGAGTCCCGTCGGGACCGCCATTGTTCAAAAATTAGGAAAATCATGATGGCTTGGCAGCCTACTCGGCAGAGGCGAGTTGCCTCGACGCATCCAGCATCTTCGAATTAGCTCGAAGAGGAAGAGGCACAATCCAGGACAAGCAAACAGCATAAAACCTAATACGGCTCGGTAGCTCAGTCGGTAGAGCAAAGGACTGAAAATCCTTGTGTCGGCGGTTCGATTCCGTCCCGAGCCACCATATAACATAATGTGCATCATATGTATGCCAACTTAGCTCAATTGGTAGAGACGAGCATCCACTTCATCGAATCGGCTGCGAGTTGTCCCGACGCATCCAGCTTCTTCGAGTTGGCTGGTAGAGGAAGGGACACAACAAATGAACAATGAGCCGCGATTTATATCATAATTATGCCGACTTAGCTCAATTGGTAGAGCAACTGAATCGTAATCAGTAGGTTGCGGGTTCAAGTCCTGCAGTCGGCACCATTCCTTGGAGGGGTAGCGAAGTGGCTAAACGCGGCGGACTGTAAATCCGCTCCCTTTGGGTTCGGCGGTTCGAATCCGTCCCCCTCCACCATGATTGAAGGGGCATAGTTTAATGGTAGAACAGAGGTCTCCAAAACCTCCGGTGTGGGTTCGATTCCTACTGCCCCTGCCATTTTGATTATCATTATGGCGACTATGGCGAAGTGGTTAACGCACCAGATTGTGGCTCTGGCATGCGTGGGTTCGATTCCCACTAGTCGCCCTTCACTTTTCGGCGTTGGGGTATAGCCAAGCGGTAAGGCAACGGACTTTGACTCCGTGATGCGTTGGTTCGAATCCAGCTACCCCAGCCAATGACGCGGAAGTAGTTCAGTGGTAGAACACCACCTTGCCAAGGTGGGGGTCGCGGGTTCGAGTCCCGTCTTCCGCTCTCGATCAAGGCGGCATAGCCAAGTGGTAAGGCAGAGGTCTGCAAAACCTTTACCCCCGGTTCGAATCCGGGTGCCGCCTCCATCTAATGAATATAAAAAGTGTTGACAGACATGAAGTAATGTGATAAAATAATGCATGTCGCGCCGATGTGGCGGAATTGGCAGACGCGCACGACTCAAAATCGTGTGGGCTTTGCCCGTGTGGGTTCGACTCCCACCATCGGCATCCTTGGAATTCGATAGCCCACGGCCAAAAGTCGTGGAAGCCTTGATACGACCGCGTTTGCGGTCGTTTTTCATTTTCAGGAAATCCCGAAAAAAACGATAGAATCCGAAAAAATTTTGCACGAATTTTGCACGGCTATTTTGCATGATATAGATCATCCATGATTTGATCGAGGAGCATATTTTCCGCTTGTTCCAGCTCGTCCAAAATGTGCGAGTAGGTCTGCAATGTGATCCCTATATCCTTATGGCCAAGACGCTTTGAGATATATTTGATGTTCGCTTTCCGGTATAACAGCATCGAAGCGTGCGTATGTCTCAAGGAATGCATCGTCACCTCTTTTAAACCAAGTTTTCTACACAGCGTTTTTAGTGTTTTGTTAACAGCGTTATTGGACACTAACTCCATCTTCGTGTTCACAAAAACAAGATTTTTCTCGTTCCTCAATCCGGTTTTCATGGCCACCTCATTCTGTGCTTTCCGCAGTTCTTTCAATATTTTGCAGGTGTCTTCATCGATCTTTATGGTTCGCTTCGATGAATAGGTTTTCGTATCTGCAAAATCATTCGTAAATTTATAATCCCAAGTCTTGTTGATCGTCACCATTCTGTTTTTGAAATCAATGCAGTCCCATGTGAGCCCTAATATTTCCGAAAAACGTGCGCCAGTCGCCAATGCAAAGAGAATGATATATCGCGAAATATATTTCGGGCGCATATCTTTTTTGATTTCAGCAATTAATTGTTTCGCCTCTTGATAATTTAAATATTTCAGTTCCTCGTCTTTCCCTTTTTTCTTCCCTTTCACCACCACTTTATAGGTAGGGTCGCGAATGATAACTCCTTCTTCGATAGCAGCTTTAATGCATTCCTTGATGTAAGTATGACGTTTTTTGACGGTTTCAGTCGTTCTCGTTTCCGCTATTTCATTAATAAACTTTTGGTACATATCCCTTGTGAGTTCTTTCATCTTTACGCCTGCAAAGTATTCCTCGACTAGCTGAACGGAGTATTCCACATTTTTATCATGCTCTGGACTGTGTTTCCCCTTTTTGTACAGCTCGAACCAATTCCGCATATATTCAGGGAAAAGCTGATCTGCGGCATTAATATCATAGCCTTTGTGAAGTTGTTTCTCCAATTCAGCGGCCGCAAGCTCCGCTTCTTTCTTCGTCCGAAAACCTCCTTTCGTTTTCGTTTTATATTTTCCGTTTTCTTTGTAGGAAACACGATAGCGCCAGCCGCTTTTGGTTTTTTGGATGCTGGCCATGTCTTCTCCCTCCCTTTGCAGAAGTGCAGAATGTATGTTTGGTTCAGAAGTCAAAATTTTTTAGATGCACCACCTCCTTGGGGATGCCATACGCCGCGGCGGCCTCATAAATGGTTGCATTAGTACCTCGATATGTATAAAGCACTTCATCCGACAGGAGCAATTCCACGGCAAACTCATTCGCCTCCCTTTCCACTTTATCCATGCAGAAAAGTGTGTTTTTTCGCAAAAATGAAGTGCTAAGTTCGGGATGCAAAACCGCATGCCCCAGCTCGTGCGCGCATACGAAGCGTTTCATCGGCTCGTCCAACTCTGAATTGATGTGAATGATCTGAATCCGGCGAAATGTATGATGATACCCGTATATCCCGCCCAGCGGCTCAAACAACAGCACAATGCCTTTCTGTGATGCGATCTCAAAGGGGTTGTTCGTGCCGTGCTTTCGGATCATCTTCTCTACAATTTGTTTGATCTTCTCAGCCATAGCGAACCCCCTGGAGATGGTTATTCTTTTCGATATTTCTTCGGCGTGAATTTTTGCTTTGCGATACGTTTAGCGAGGCGGAGAGAGTTTTCCAAAGATGCAATCAGCAGTTCCCGATCCTCTTCATCGAGTTCGTCGATGTCTACTCCGCCGAATGCAGCAAATCCACTCCCTGTCTTGAGCCCCTTGATGATCTTTTCCAGCTCTTTTTGCACGTCACGCTCGTCTTTCTCGGTGAGTTCAGGGAGATCTGTTTTTGTATTGTCATCGATGTAGCCGGCAGCTTCCATGAGGTCCTTATAAGTAACCCCGTTGTGTGCATGGTCAGCCAATTTTTTTATCGTCTGTGGAGTGGGAGGGCTGTCTAGTAAGCATCTAAGTAATCTTGATATATGAGCAGATGTAACACCTGATTTTTGGGCGTAGTGGTTTATTGATCTGTTTCCTTTTGCTTTTTCTAATAACTCGGCAAACTTTTGTTTATCAAAGGACATATTGACAACCTCCTGTTTTGTATTGTCTGAAATCAATGTTACATATCTTTTGTTGTTTGTAAACAACAAAAAGATAAAAATAACAAAAAAGTATTGACTGTATGTAATAAATAGTGTTATATTTTACATGTAAACAACATTGACTGCATACAACACCTAGAAAGGGGTGGTAAAGTGTACATTGACAAAGATAAGTTGAAAGGATTAATGGAAGAAAGGGCAAATGGAGGGTACCGTAAATTTGCTAGAATGCTAGGTCTGGATGTAGCACATTTATACAGGGTTTTAAATTCGAATAGTATGGCAGGACCAAAGTTCTTAGGAAGATTGAAAAAGTATTGCGATGAAAATGGTTTGAATTTTGAAGAATATATTTTTTTAGACGATCCGTTACATGCAGTCAATGGATCGGAAGAAGGAAGTGAAACAGTTGGATCCAGTTAGTTTATCGGAATTTAAAAGACAGTTCCCGATTTTTAAGGATGTACCGGACAATGAGTTCATTTATCACAACGGAAAATGGCTTATATCGCTTAAAGCGACAAAACAGCTTGCGTATCAACACAAAAACAAAGAGTTAATCAAATACATTAACGAGGTGGAGGGGAAAGTGTGAACCAATTACAGATTTTTAATCATCCGATGTTCGGCGATGTTCGATTCGTCGAAATTAACAACAATCCACACGCCGTTGGTAATGATGTTGCAAAAGCATTGGGGTACAGCCGGCCGCACGAAGCAATTTCAAGCCACTGCAAGGGGGCGGTAACTTACCGCATCCTTACTAATGGAGGAGAGCAAACGGTGAAAGTTATCCCAGAAGGGGATATATACCGCTTGATCATTAAGGCGGCTGATCAGAGCAAAAATCCGGAAATCAGACAAAAGGCGGAGGAATTTGAAAAGTGGATATTTGAAGTAGTCCTCCCAACCATCCGTCGAACCGGCGGCTACGTCGCGAACGAGGACATGTTCATCAATACGTATCTTCCGTTTGCGGATGAGCAGACGAAGCTAATGTTCCGTGGCGTGCTGGAAACGGTGCGTCGGCAAAATGAGCAGATCGCGGCGATGAAGCCGAAAGTGGAGTATTTCGACGCGCTGGTTGATCGGAACTTGCTAACGAATTTCCGCGATACAGCGAAAGAATTGCAAGTGAAAGAACGTTTCTTCATCGACTGGTTGCTGAAAAACAAATTTGTGTATCGCGATCAGAAAGGGAAGCTCAAGCCATACGCGGCGTATGTTCCCGAGCTATTCGAGCTGAAAGAGTGGGAGCGAAACGGCAAGGCAGACGTGCAGACGCTCATCACGCCGAAAGGGCGAGAGACGTTCCGGTTATTGCTGAAGAAAGAAACGGCGTGAAGGGGGAGACGAAGTGAAAAGCAAAGTCTGGTGGTCGATGCAAGACCTAAAGGAACACACCGGCTACAGCGAGGATTGGCTGAAGGAGCACATCCTGCTCCATCCTCGCTACAAGCCGATGCTCGATATTGAAAATGGCGGTTTTGTGTACTACCCGGAGCGAAAAGGTGAGCGATGGTGCTTCATCGCTTCGAAGATGGAGGAGTTTTTGCAAAAGCATTTCCGAGACATCTTTACGAAAAAGGGGGATCCTCATGCAAATCAAACGCGTCTCGTTCGATGAGTTGCCGGAAGAGACCAAGAAGTTGGCGGGTGACATCATAGACAAAGAGCGAATCATCAGCATTTTTAGCATAGAAGCGATTGACTACGGCAATGGAAACATCTCCTACAACATTAACGGGATCAGCAAAAACTTCATCGTGGAAATCGGTATTCACAGTCGGCGTGGTGTTGAGTGGGTCAACAGTGTTGGATTGAGTACCATTCGTGATGCGATTAAGGCATGCCCAGAGCTTTTGGAACGCTTCGGTCTCGAGTGAAGGAGGTGAAATGATGTTTTTGCAAAACAGAGAAACATTTTGCAAAAAACGATATAAGCAGTTGCTACGAGAGGAGATCTTTTTAATCGGCTTGGTGGAAGTAATTGAAGCCAGCGGGGATATAGTGGGAGCTAAACAGGTTTGGTCGCGTGTGTGGAAAACTCGCGAAGCGAGAAAGAGTTTGTGCGGCCGGATGCCGGTATGATGATCAAAGTTCGCGATTGGTTGCAGATGTCTTGGGAAGAACGTTTTTGGTTGCTTGAAAACGAAGCCTACCGGCAGTGGAAAAACAGAAAACGGTTCTGCTTGGACAACAGAACCGTTCGACCATAAAAAAGAGGCCGGTGAATATTTATCCTGCCAATTCCATTATATTTCACCGGCCTTCCAAATACAAGGGAGGTAATCAGTTATGAATCTTGATCGGTTTGCTTATGGACTGCGAGATCCACAGTCGTATCCAACGGTCGGCGAGTGCCGTCACTGCGGTGCTGAACTATATAAGGGATGTGAAGCAATTCAATTTGAAGGTGATTTGTTCTGTGACACCGTCTGCTTGGGTGAGCATCTTATCGAAACTACTGATTTTGACGAGGTGATCCTATGAAGCCGATCATCCTAGCAGAGACGGCGAACATGGATCATCTTGAATGGTTGCGGTTACGTCAGAAAGGCATCGGCGGATCGGATGCGGCCGCCATTGCCGGCCTTAACAAATATAAAAGTCCGATCCAGGTGTATTACGAAAAAGTGGAAGGCGTGAAGGAATCAGTGCCGAGTGAAGCAGCCTACTGGGGGACGATCCTGGAGGATATCGTCGCACAGGAATTCAGCCGGCGAACAGGCCTGAAAGTCCGTCGTCGGAACGCGATCTTGCGACATCCGGAGCATCCATTCATGATCGCGAACGTCGATCGCCTCATTGTCGGCCGGAAAGAGGGGCTTGAGTGCAAAACAGCCAGTGAATACCTCAAGGAAGAGTGGAAAGACGATGAGGTTCCGGCGCAATATATCATCCAATGCCAACACTACATGGCCGTCACAGGTTTTGATTCCTGGTGGATTGCGGTTCTCATCGGCGGAAACAAATTCATCTACAAGAAAATCGAGCGAGATGAGGAGATCATTCAGTATCTCATCGAGATTGAATCGAACTTCTGGAACAATCACGTTCTCAAGAAAAATCCACCGATGTTTGACGGTTCGGATGCTTCGAGTGATTTGCTAAAAGCTTTGTATCCGACAGCGAAGTTCGATGAAGAGATTGAGCTTCCACCTCATGCTACCGAGTTGATCGCCAAATACGAGCAAGCCAAGCAAGAGGAGACCGAAGCAGCTGAACGTCGCAAGGAAGCTGAAAATCAGCTCAAGGCTATGCTCGGTGATTATGAAAGAGCATTTGCCGGTGACCGTATCGTCACGTGGAAAAACGTTCACAGCAGTCGAGTTGATACGAAGTTACTCAAAGAGAAGTATCCGGACATTTATCAAGAAGTGACTAAAGAATCTATATTTCGTCGTTTTGCAATTAAATAAGGGAGGTCATATGTATGGCAACAAATCAAACGCTAAAAAACCAGCTTGCAAACAAAGCGAACAAAACAGAGGCAGCAGCGCCTACTCCAGCACAAACGATTGCAGCATATCTCAAAAAGATGGGGCCGGAGATCGAAAAAGCTCTTCCAAAGCACATGGATGCCGATCGCATGGCGCGAATTGCTCTTACAACTATCCGTACGAATCCTAAATTGCTTGAATGTTCTGTTCCTTCACTTCTCGGCGCGGTTATGCAAGCAGCACAGCTTGGACTAGAGCCGGGGCTCATCGGACATTGCTACTTCGTTCCGTTCAAAAATGGAAAAACAGGACAATCCGATGTGCAATTCATCATCGGCTATAAAGGCATGATCGACCTAGCACGGCGCAGCGGAAATATCGAAAGCATTTATGCTCATGCGGTTTACGAAAACGACACGTTCGAATATGAGTACGGCTTACATCCAAAGCTCGTTCATAAGCCAGCGATGACAAACCGCGGTGAGTTTATTGGTGCTTATGCGGTTGCGCATTTCAAAGACGGCGGCTATCAATTCGAATTCATGCCTAAAGAGGAGATTGAAAAACGTCGCAAGCGTTCAAAAGCAGCCAATAACGGTCCGTGGGTAACGGACTATGAGGAAATGGCCAAAAAGACTGTCATCCGGCACATGTGGAAGTACCTGCCGATTTCGATTGAGATTCAGCAAGCTGTTGTTCAAGACGAGACAGTGAAGAAGGACATCACAGCTGATCCGGAACCAGTTGACTACATTGAAGCCGAGGCATACGAGGTGATCGATCTGCAGCTGCGAGAAGAAACGGCTCAACAAGAGGAGATCGTCTTCGATGCTGAATGACCAAGCCCCATATAAAGTCCTCCTCCCACGCTGGATTTGGGAGGAGGCAAAAGATAAAGAGCACTTCAAACAGTTGGTGCGAGAGTATATGCGAAGATACCCGGATCTTACCGTTAAACGCGTGGCGGATGGGTTTGCGATTTGTGTCAGGATGGGTTTGCGATTTGTGTCAGGAAGGGGTGAACAAAGTGGCAAAATACCGACAAATACACGTTAACTTTTGGCAAGACAGTTTCGTTCTCGATCTTACACCAGAGGAGAAATACTTTTACCTTTACCTGATGACTAATAGCAAAACATCACAATGCGGAATTTATGAGTTGCCAAAAAAAGTGATCGAGATGGAAACGGGTTATAACCGTGATACAGTGGACAAGCTTTTACAACGATTTATCGACTACGGAAAAATCAAGTACAACGAAGCAACAAAGGAAATTTTCATCCTCAATTGGGCGAAATACAACATGATTAACAGTTCAAAAGTCATGGCTTGTATCAAAAAAGAGCTGGAACAAGTGAAAACACCGGAATTTGTTATGGAGTTCATTAGTCGCTGCCAAAAGCTCGGATATAAAACAGATACCATATCCATACCGTATCCATACGGTATCGATACGGTATCCATAGACTATGGGGAAGAAAAAGAAGAAGAAAAAGAAGAAGAAAAAGAAGAAGAAAAAGAAGAAGAACAACATGATGATGTCGATGACGATGCGGTCAAATTTTTCGAACGTAATTTTGGGTATGTCAATGACTTTATGAGAGAGAAGATCATCAGTTGGTGTGAAGACCTTAGCGATCCCGTTGTTATTGAGGCTATGAAACGTGCCTTAGTGAATCAAAAACCTTTTAGCTATGCAGAAGGAATCATGAGAAACTGGTTCAACAAAAATGTGAAGACCCTAGATGATGTATATGCTCTCGATGTGGAGTTTGAGAACCAAAAACACAAAAAATCCAGCATCGATTGGGAGGCGTTATAGATGACACGGGACCAACTAAAAACAGTATTTAAAATCCTTGCGAACGTCTATCCAAATTTCGAAGTGTCATCGGAAAAGCTGGATATATGGCATGAGTTTTTGCAGGACCAAGATGCTAACGCAGTCATGGAGCGCGTGAAGGCTCATGTGAAAGAGAAGAAGTTTCCTCCTACCGTTGCGGATTTACGAGAACAAAAAGAAAAAGTCCCACCATACTACGACGAGCTGATGTATGACATCAATGCTGGGGAAGATTGGGCATGATTGCAGAAAAAGCGCTGCTAGGGACGTTTCTAAGGCACAACTACTTGCTAAAGGACACAACACTAAAACCGGAACAATTTGAAGACACTCGTCATCAAAAGCTTTTCAAAACCATGCTGCAGCTCGTTAGAAAAGGGAAGCCTGTCGATGTGGTTACCTTATCGACGGCTCCCGAGTTAGATCAACTTGGCGGCATCTCATACATTAACGAACTTGCTTCCTTTGCCGATGCCGAAAAAATTGAAGAATACGAGGAACTTGTTTTAGAAGCCTGGAAGGAACGGGAGAAAAACAATATCCTAACGCGAGCAATCCAAGAAGGATGGGAGATCGGGAAAGTCATCACATCGCTAGACGCGATCAACGAAGCCAAAATGGATGACCATACAGCCATAACAGATATGCTGGCGGAAATATACGAAGCGCCTTGGCAACCGCAAGAAACGAGAAGAGGCGTTCCGACTGGCATTGCTCAATTGGATAGAACAACGAACGGATTTCAGGACGGAGAAGTCACGGTGATTGCGGCGCGTCCTTCAATGGGAAAAACGGATGTCATGATTCACTTAGCTAAACAAGCCGGATGGCAAGGGTATTTACCGATTGTTTTCTCATTAGAAATGCCGAGCCGCAGCATTACAGACCGATTGATCGCCTCAACAGGCCGATTCAATCGAATGAAGATGCGGAACCTTTATAAGGGTCTAACGGATGAACAGAAAAAGATGTGGCCAACCATCATTGGCAGAGTGGCAGACACCAACATTCAGATTTTTGACGGTGCTGGCCAAACCATCATGGAAATGAGAGCGAAAACGAGGAAAATGATTCATAGCTTCCCAGACCGAAAGCCTGTCATTTTTATAGATTACTTGACGCTAATCAAGCCAGCGAATTTTTACGGCGGCAGCGCACATTTGCAGGTGACGGAGATTTCGAAAAGTCTCAAGGCAATGGCGAAGGAATTTAACTGTCCGGTTATCACACTGGCGCAGCTGAACCGTTCGGTTGAACAACGAGCGGACAAGCGTCCAGTGATGTCCGATATTCGTGAATCAGGAAGCGTGGAACAAGACGCAGACCTCATCATCTTCCTGTACCGTGAAAAGTATTACAACAAGGAAACGGACGACGACACGTTAGAGCTTATCATCGCTAAAAACCGAAACGGCCCGGTTGGAACGGTTCGCGTCAAATACAACGAACACACAGGAGAGATCATCGATGATTACGGTCAGAGAGCTGTATGAGGAGAGCATCCGATATGAGGAAAAGACACTAGCCCATTACATACTTCATTTACTTCAAGAAGGGCGAGTGTCCCTCGAGGATGATGCTGACTCACTCGATTTTACGCAAGCCGATCATGAAAAAGTTGCACAGATGATTAGAGAAAATAAACTCGGATTCAGCGATATAAAAATTTTCTCTCTCAAGTATGATGATAAACGTTTCGCTTTCATATTCGCAGCAAATGAGAAAGAAGCTATTCAGTTTTTCCAGCAGAAGTTCAAACGAAAGCCGTACAACTGTCACCAGTACCCGTTGGATTTTCCGATGTCGCGCGGCCGGGAATTCCTCACGTTCCGGGATATGAAAAAAGAGCATATCCATTTCCCGGCGCTGGCCGGATTTTATGAAAGGAATATGTAATTGCAACCATTCTGCAAAATAGACATGATTTTTGCAACCGGAGGGGGATGAATGATGGGCACACTCTATAAATCAGTGCAACACATGCGCGAGTTGCAACGGCAGTTTGTGATCCGCCGCCTCTTGGAAATGGGCATACACGAGTATGAAGGACGGGAGATACAGGAGCTGGACTATGACGATTTGAAAATGATTTTAGCGCTAGCAAGGCTTAAAAACTAACACGTTCATAAACGCCCGTATTCGCCCCGTACAGCCGCCGGACAGCAGGAGGAATAGGAAAGTACCGACATACATAAAACGGCGGCGTACGAGGGAGATAAACCGGTTTAATGGAGGCGAGGAAAATGAACGCACTGGAATATTACATTAAAGAGATTATCAGTGTTGAATCGTATGAAGCGGAATGGACAAAAGAATTTGATGAAAAATTCTTGAGAATCAGAGTGATAACGGATTGCTACGGCGATGTAAGAGAACACGAAGTGATCGAAACGGAAAAAGAGTGGGAAGAAGCGAAAAAACGCGGATATTTCTTCTGGTAAGTGGAGGGGAGAAATGAATCCAGACTATTGGCGCGGGTTCAATGCCGGAATGAAAGAAGCGGAGAAAAAGGCATCGATGGCGGCGGCGCAAATGATCGCGGAGTTGGTAGAGGGCATGAAGGACATCCCCGGCATCGGGGACGTCCTCTACAGCAGGATTGTGGATTATGTGAATAACTATAAACCAAGTTGGAGGGAAACAGATGAACATAAAAAAACTGTTTGAAATGCAACGCCAGCTGGATGAACATATCGAAAAAGAGCATCCAAGACAAGAGGGAGAAGACCGAAGTGGCCAAGAAAATTGACTTGACTGTCGAGGAATACATCGATTTGCGCCGCCAGGGATTCAGTGATGCCGTGATCGCAGCGATCAAGAATATCACCAAACAACAGCTGTATAACTGGAAGAGCTTCCGGAAGGAGAAGATCGCTCAATTGGAAAAAGAGTTGGAACAACAAGGGACTGAATCGCAAGAAACGGCAGAGAATGAGCCGGCCGATAGCGAAACGATCACTGAAGATACAACAGAAGAGGCCGGCATCGAATGGCTCAAACGAGAAGCGATCCACGCGCACAAGCTGTTGACAGAGAAGGAGCAGGAATGCGAGCAGTTGAAGCAGGAAGTCGAGCGCTGGAAAGAGATGTTCGAAACCGCGATGGCGGATAATGACCGATACTCGGACAATTGCGTCAATCTTCAACGTGAACTGAAAGCATTACGGCTTTATACGTTACAAAAACTACAAAAAGATGTCTATGGTGCGTGATTATGTAAGGTTCGGACATAAAAAAAGACCGGACTTCTCCCGGTCAATGACGGTGAATAGACGGTGAACAATGGGAATCCTTGACAATATTATAACGGGAGTGGTCCGGTTGGTAAAGTATAAACAGATGTCATTCCTTCGCGATGTGGACGGAGAAAAAACAAAAGAAGCAGTCGAGGCAGCACTTGAAAAATATCGCATGTATATGTTGACGGTTCCGGACGAATTTCTGCCACGCGTGACACAGACGTACTCTCTCGTGCCGCCGTCGCAGACAAATGCGTTTCATTCGTCTACAGAAGATGTTGCAATACGAAAAGTGGATTTCGAACGGGAACGTGATGAATATATGAGAAGGATAGTACGTGCGGTGAATCGGTTGACGAAGCTACAACGCGAATTGATTATCAAACGATATATGAGTATAGAGGAGCCGCGTGATTATGATGTATACAACGATATGTGTATCAGTGAATCAAAATACTACCGCGAGCGAGAAAGGGCGTTCTACAAGCTGGCTTTCGCTTTACGAATAGAGGTTTACAAAGAGGAAGAGACACCTGTGTAGGTGTCTTTTTTATTTTGTGAGTGACAGAAAAGTGAAGGAAAACTGACGGAAAAATGACAGAAAGATGACAGATTATTTTGTGTCAGACATGATATGATGATAGCGTGAGATATGTTGGATCAGCGTCACCCGATCGGGTGGCGTTTTTTATTTAAGTGAGGTGATCCACGTGTATAAGTTGCACGAGGCGTTGAGTGATAAAGATAAACGAAAGCTGCGTCGTATGAAGAAGAGGGACAAGATGACCTGGCGCGATTGGATGGAAATCATGGGCGTGAATCGGCCAACGTACAAGCGACATCGCGGGGCGATCAAAAGAAAATAGAGGAGGAGGTAGGTGGGATGTAGATGCGGAAGTTGACGCCAAAACAAAAAGCGTTTGCGGATTATTATATCGAATTAGGAAACGCAGAAGAGGCGGCGAGAAAGGCTGGGTATTCCGACGCTACGGCTCGAGGTCATGCGCACAAACTGTTGCAAAATGTTGCGATTAAAGAGTACATCGGTCAACGCTTAGCTGAAAAAGATAAAGCACGCGTCGCTTCGCAGGATGAGGTGCTGGAGTTTTTGACAAAAGTGCTGCGTGGTGAGGTCACGGAAGAAATCCCTGTCGGAAAAGGCGAAGGATTTTTTGAATTGGAAGATAAGACACCAAGCATTCGGGATCGTGTCAAAGCCGCTGAGCTCCTCGGCAAGCGCTTCGCCATGTGGACCGAGCGCCAGCAAATCGACGCCAATTTTGGTGTTCAAATTATCGATGACATCGGTGAGTCCGATGAAGCAGATTAGGCTTTCTGAAGTGTTTACACCAACGTTCCAAAAAGTGTGGGCGCTGGTGAAACAGCAACGTTATTTGCGCTATGTACTGAAAGGTGGTCGGGCCAGCGCCAAATCTACGCATATCGCAATGATGGTGTTATTGCTGGTGATGCGGTATCCGGTGACGGCTCTTGTTGTACGCAGGGTCGGGAACACGCTAGCGGATTCGGTGTTGGAACAGCTGAAAGAAGCGATGGAAATATTGGGTGTCACAGAGTATTTTCAAGTGACGATCAACCCGATGCGGATCACGTATCTGCCGCGAGGAAATCGGATTCTGTTCCGCGGTGCTGATGACCCACAAAAAATCAAATCCATTAAAGCATCGAAATTTCCACTAGCAATTATGTGGATCGAAGAGCTTGCTGAATTTAAGACAGAAGAAGAAGTGTCTGTCATCGAAAAGTCGGTGTTGCGCGGAGAGCTTCCAGATGGGTTGAGATATACGTTTTTTTACAGCTATAACCCGCCAAAACGGAGGCAATCATGGGTGAACCAAAAATACGAAACGCAGTTTCTTCCTGAAAACACGTTCGTTCATCACTCGACGTATTTGGATAATCCGTTTTTGTCGCAGGATTTCATGGAGGAAGCGGAGCACACAAAGCGAACGAATGAAATGAAGTATCGTCATGAATACCTTGGCGAGCCGATCGGGAGTGGTGTGGTACCGTTTGACAACTTGGTGTTTCGGACGATTACGGATGACGAGATGAAGAGCTTTGATAACATCCGCCAGGGCATTGACTGGGGATATGGTGTGGATCCGTTCGCGTTTGTACGCTGGCACTACGATAAAACGAGGAGAACGATTTACGCGATTGACGAAATATATGGTGTAAAGTTATCGAACCGGGAAGCAGCTGAAAAAATCAAAGCGAAAAATTATCATCTTGAACCGATCATTGCCGATAGTGCCGAACCGAAATCGATAGATGAAATGAAGAAAGAGCACGGCATACCACGAATCAAAGGAGCCAAGAAGGGGCCGGGAAGCGTGGAGTACGGGGAGAAATGGCTGGATGACCTAGAGGCGATCGTCATTGACCCAAAGAGAACACCAAACATCGCAAGAGAATTTGAGTCTATTGACTATCAGGTAGATGCAGACGGCAATCCAAAGCCCAAGCTGGAGGATAAAAATAATCATACGATCGATGCCACACGGTATGCGTTTGAAGACGATATGAAACGGCCATCCGTATCAATTTTGAAATAGGGAGGTGATCATGTGCTGATTGAGGACTTATTCAGGGCGCCATGGCATGAGCGGGCGTTGGCGGAGCTTGCGAAAGGGATCATGACAGATGAGCAACTTTTGGCGGCGATCGTCAAAGACTGGGAGACAAGCGAAAAGCGGAATTTGATGTTGCTCGGCGATCGATATTACCGCACGAAGATGGACATTGAAAAGAAAAATCAGGAAATCACGTGGCGTTCCAATCAAAAATTGGCTCATGACTTTGTGAAGAAGCTCGTCAATCAAAAGGTGGGCTATTTGCTTTCAAAGGAGCCGACGATCGCGACAGAAAACGAAGAATACCGCAAAATTATGCAAGATATGTTTGATAAACGGCTGTTAAAGGTGATTAAAAATCTCGGCAAAGAAGCGATCAATAAAGGGATCGCTTTTTTATATGTGTACATTGACGAAAAAGGAGAATTAGCTTTCAAAAAAATTCCGAGCGAACAAATTATTCCGTTCTGGAAAGATAATGATCATGAAGAGATTGTGTCGTTTATTCGGGTGTATGAAGAAGTGGTGTACACGAACACACAAAAACAACTACAAAAGAAGGTCGAGTATCACCACCCAAACGGGATTAACTATTATGTCTGGCAAGCCGATTCGCTCGTTCCGGATGTGTTGGCTGGAGTGGAAACAAACTATCATTTCATGATCGATGGAAAGCCGTATCTGTGGGAGCGTATTCCGCTCATTCCTTTTAAATACAATGAGGAGGAACAACCTCTCATCGACTGTATCAAGTCGCTCGTTGATGATTACAATTTGCAGGCTTCTGTGAACGCGGACCTTTTGGCTGATATCCCGAATTTCATCTACAAGCTTGTGAATTACGGCGGCGTGGACTTGCAGGAGTTTTTAAATGATTTGAACCGATATCGGGCGGTAAAGTTAGATGAAAACGGTGATGTAGACAAGCTACAAACCGATTTGCAGACAGATGCTGTGGAAAAAGAGTTGTTGCGCATTCGCAAAGCCATCTATGAATTTGGACGCGGGGTTGATACACAGGATGAGAACCTGGGCAACGCCAGTGGAGTGGCGCTTCGATACCGATATTCGGATTTAGATATGGACTGCAACATCCTTGAAACCGAGTTTCAATCAAGCCTAGAACATTTGATTTGGTTCATCGACCAGTATTTGCTCATGACAGGAAAAGGCGATTTCACGAATGAGCCAATTTCAATTATCTTCAACCGTGACATCATCATTAATGAGTCAGAGGTGATCGCCAACTGCCAGGCGTCGGTTGGTATTCTCGATGACCAGACAATTCGTGAAAATCATCCGTGGTATACGGAGCAAGTCGAGGAACGATTGAAGAAGCAACAGGAACAAGAACAAATGTATAACGGCTACCAGGGTGCGTTCCAGCAACAAAGGAAAGATGGGAACGTAAATGAATAGCCGGCAGTATTGGGAGCAGCGTGCCGCGCAAAGAGAACAGGAAGCGCAGTTGATTGTCGAGAAATATTTAGCGCAGATGCAACAGCGACTGAAAGAAGCGCAACGAGATATTGTGCGACAGATTGAAGCGTTTTACGCAAGGTATGCGAGAGATAACAAGCTTTCATTGTATGAGGCGAAAAAGATTTTAACGTCCCAAGAAATTGAAGAATTTAAGCAAGTCGATTTGGCCCGGTTTCGTGCTATGGCCCTCGCGGGAAATCCGCAATACGAAAATTTGCTCAACGCAGTCAGTTATCGTGTTCGGATTTCGCGATTAGAGTTGCTTTTAGCGCAAATCGAAATGATGATGCTGCACCTCTATGGCGGAAAAAACGGATTGCAGGAGTACACCTATACGGGGTTGGTCGATGTGTACCAAAACTCGTACTACCACTTCATGTATGATTTCGCGATGGCCGGCATCCCTGCAAACGTTCAAATACTTGATGACAGCACCATGCGCGAAGTGATGTCGTACAACTGGAGTGGCAAAGAGTTTTCTGAACGGATTTGGGGCCACGAACAAGAAACCATGCAAAACATTCGAAAGTCGCTCGAACAAAGCTTCATCATCGGCCGGTCCATCGATCGGACGGCCAAAGAAATAGTGAGAGTGACAGACGTTGCATACTCGCGCGCCGAAGCGTTGGTTAGGACGGAAGCGAGCTTCTTTCACAATTTAGCTGCGCACAACAGCTATCGCGATGCAGGAATGGAGAAATACGAGATTTTGGCCACGCTCGATATGCGAACATCAGATATTTGTAGATATCAAGACGGCAAGGTTTATAACGTCAAAGATTATAAGCCAGGCACGAATGCGCCGCCGTTTCATGTGCGCTGCCGAACGACGACGATCCCGCATTTTGATGAGTCGGAGTACACAAACGGCGAAAAACGCCAGTCCATGAATGGATTGGTGGGTTCGGTTCCTTATGAAGAGTGGTATAATGAACATGTATTGAAACCGAAGCTCGAGGCGGAACGTAAAGAAAGAGAGAAGCGCCAAGCGTTAGAAGAACAGATACGAGCCGATATTCGTAATGGTGTTTATAAATTGGAACACAGCCGAAACCATTACGACAAGCATAATCCGTCTCATAAACGCTATCTTGATTATGTAGAGAGAAATAAAGCAAAGGGTAAGCAGAAGCCAAGCTATTTAACGATTTCTTATGAGGAAGCTAATGAGTTAGTGAGAAAATATGCTGGTACTGGTGTACTTCAATTCAGTAGCAAAGGAGAATGGATAAATAAAGAACTCATAAAAGGTGATAAATACATCGGGGTATATGTGGATCAAACAACGGGAGAAGAAGTAAAAACAAAAGACTTTAAAATACATTATAGTAAGACAGGAACTCATATTGTTCCAACTTTAATAAAAGAAAGAGGGATGGAGCATTGAGATTATGGGAATATGTAGGAAAGAAAATAAGAGTTACTCTCAAAGATGGTGAAATATTAGAGGGGATTGTCCAAGATTATACCGACCAAGAAGATACCGATAATGATTATGATAGTCTTGACATGTTTATCGACGGAAAATATATCGGTGTTGGTGAGCCAGAAATTAAGTCAATTCAAATTATAGAATAAGCACCTAACCAAACAAAACGGTTATGTGCTTTTTTATTTTCCCTCGTCTTTTTAGCATTTGTAGACGTTAAAGAACAAAGCGGTTCGTGGCCGTAACCACGTAAAAAAACGTAACCTGGAGGGGAACAAGAATGAAACGTGAATTTCTCGAAAGTTTAGGACTGGAGAAAGAGGTCATTGACAAAATTATGGCCGAGCATGGAAAGTCGGTTGAAGCTCACAAGACCAAAGTCGATGAGTTGAAAGCCAACCTTGACGATATGAAAAAACAGCTAGAGCAGCGCGACAACGACTTAAAACAGTTGAAAAAGCAAGCCGAGGGAAATGAAGAGCTACAAACGAAGCTTGCGGATTTAGAGAAGCGATATAAAGAGGAGAAGGCGGTATATGAAGCGAAAATCAAAGAAACGCAATTGAACAGCGCGATTAAACTTGCGATTAATGGAAAGGTACATGACGCCGATTTGGTTGCGTCGCTTCTTGACAAGGACGCTATTGAATTAGACGAAAACGGAAACATCACGAAAGGACTGGATGAGCAGTTAAAGACGCTGCAAGAAACCAAGTCCTTTTTATTTGTGCCTGAAAACAACCATCAACCGAAAATTACGGGGATCAAACCAGCTGAAGGCAATCCGACTGGCGGGGATCCAGAGGATCCGTTTTTAGCTGGATTTAATTCTATTTAATGTGTAGGAGGTAATGAACAATGCCAATTAACTATGCGGAGAAGTATGCGCCATATGTCGACGAGCGTTTCAAAAAACAATCTCTTTCGGGTGGAGCTGTAAATCAAGATTTGGAGTGGGTTGGGGTCGAAACGGTCAAGGTATTCTCGATCCCAACAGCACCGATGCAAGATTATACGCCGTCAGGAAACAATCGTTATGGCACACCGGTCGAACTGGAGAACAGTGTGCAAGAAATGAAAGTAACACGCGATCGGTCCTTTACGTTTACGATCGATAATAAATCGAAACAAGATACCATGGTTGTTATGGAGGCCGGCAAAGCGCTTGCCCGTCAGATTGACGAAGTGGTTGTGCCGGAGGTGGACATCTATCGTTTTGCAGTCATTTGCGCCAATGCGGGCACGACGGCGACGGCGCCGATTACAAAGGATAATGCGTATGAGGCGTTTTTGGATGCGACAACGACACTTACAGACTTGAAAGTGCCATTGGTTGGTCGCGTAGCGTATATTGGCGCGAATTTTTATAAACAAATTCGCTTAGACCCGTCTTTCATTAAAGCGTCTGATATCGCACAGGATGCACTAATGAAAGGGCAAGTGGGTCTCATTGACGGGATTCCATTGATTACGGTGCCGTCTTCTTACTTGCCAGCCAACGTCGAGTTCTTCATTACGCATCCGATGGCGACAGTGGCACCAATTAAATTGACTGACTATGTCACGCATGAAAATCCGCCAGGCATTAACGGTACATTGGTGGAAGGACGTATTCGTTACGATGCGTTCGTATTCGAGAACAAAAAGAACGCCATTTACGTGCACAAAAACGCGTAAGGGGTGACGGGACATGAAGAAATTTAAAAAAGGCGACGTTGTTTTGGTCGCGCACAACGATGTACAAGAGGCCGCCTTTAAAAAGGCTGGATACGAAGAAGTGGTGGAGGAAGAGGCGAAAAAAGGGGCAAAAAAGGCATCAGAAAAGGCAGCTGAATAGTGATGACCGTTCTTGAGATTGTGAAAGCCCAATTGGACACCTCTCTGTCTGACGATCGCCTGGAGATGTACATCGATGAAGTTGGCCAGGCGATCAAGACGTTTTGCAATCGGGAGGACGTCCCGGACGAGTTGAGATATGTTCACGCAAACATGGTTGTAGATTTGATTCGTTTGAGGCAGAAAAATACTCCCGATGCCGAACCGACTGTTCAATCCATCAAAGAAGGGGACGTGCAAGTCACGTTTACGACCCACGAAAAGAGCCAAGGCGAAACAGAAGTAGAGAGTGTTGTTCATTCATACAAGAATGCGTTATATAAGTTTCGCAAAATGAGGTGGTAGCATGCGGGCCCGTGACATCTTTCTCAAAGCCAAATCCGCGGTCGAACGGCTGTATGACCGAACAGCTACCATCCAACGATACGAACCGTATCAGAAGCCAAATGGCGCCGACGGAATGCAGTGGGCGACAAAGCACGAAAACGTGCCTTGTCGCCTTTCTTCGGTTGGTATGCAGACGCTCAATAACGCTGTGCAGGGTGATGCAAACGCCATTCAGTATGATGTCAAGGCGCTGCTATCTAGTGACATTGATGTGCAGGCCGGCGATGTTTTTGTGATTGATGGGATCCGATATGAGTCGGCAAAAGAGCCATTTGTGTATGTCACCCATCAAGAAGTATTGCTCATTCGAAAGGGCTATGCGTAATGGGGTACGAGTTCAGTGAAGTGAGGTTGTTGAAACAACAACTGGTAGAGTTAAATAAAATCGCTCATCAAGTGCAAATGAGAGTGGCCGGACGCATCGCACAGCTAGCCATTCGAAAGGTGAAAAAACTAACGCCCGTTGATACCGGAAACTTGCGAAACAACTGGAAGTATTATGTGATGAGCAAGGGTGATACGATATATATTCACATTTACAACCAGGCAGAATATGCATCGTTTGTGGAAAACGGACATCGTATCGTGGTGGCTGGACAGACCGTCGGGTGGGTAGAAGGACGGTTTATGTTGAAGCTAACGATGGATGACATGCGCCGAATCGCCCCGAACATGTGGCAACGGGAGATCGAAAAGGAGATGAGGCGGATCTTTGGAGATTAAAACACTCATTATTCAGCAAATTAAACAGGTGTTTGGCGACATCAAAGTATACGATGAAAAAGTCAAGCAGGGGCTTCAAACTCCTGCTTTTCTTGTGCGTATCATTCGATCTGGCCAAGAAAGAAAAGTCAAAGGTCAAGTGCAACGGTCGTATTCGTTCAATGTAGTGTACTTTCCTCAATCTACAGAAGTAGATACAGAATGCGATGACGTGTTTGAAACGTTTCAAAACGAATTTCAATACATCGCGAATCGCTACCATGTCAATCGTGTCGAAGGGACGAAAACCGATAACGTGCTGGTGATCACGTTCGATGTGAGCGTTTGGCTTCAAGAGAAGGCGGACGAAACAAAGATGCAGACGCTAGGAGGGGTGGAAATTGGCGCGGCAAACTGAAAAAAGCACGGCAGAAGTGCGATATGGGAAATCAGCATTTTTGGGCGCGACCGAATATGCGAAAGATCGATTGCTGCTTGAAGTGCTGCTTGATGAGTCGAGAACGTACACGAAAGAAGAAGTAGACACGCTCTTGAGTGAATGGAAAGCGAAGGAGGTTCAATAATGGCAGGAGGTACATGGAAGACGCAAAACAAAATTCGTCCTGGCGCGTATATCAATTTTGAAACGAACAGCCTGAACACAACGACGCCGGACTCCAATACGGTTGTCGCCATTCCCATCAAATTAGATTGGGGCGAAGCGAGAAAGTTCGTAAAGGTCACGCCGAACACCAAATTTAAAGAAGTGTTAGGGAAGAATTTGAACGAAATCGTTCCACTCCGTGAAGCGTTCAAGGCAACCAGTCAAGTACTGATTTTTAACTTGAATAGTGGGGGGAATAAAGCCGCGGCAACGGGTGGAGGATTGACGGCGACCGCCAAGTACGCCGGTTCTGATGGCAATAAACTATCAGTAGTAGTGACGGTGAATTTGGATGGCACAGCAACAGTGAGAACGTATTTTGATGGAGCTGTCGTAGATACACAAACGGTAGCTACCATTGCTGACTTGCAGCCGAATGCATTTGTTACGTTTAGCGGGCAACTGCCAACAGTTGACGTGACATTGACGCTGTCCGGAGGAACAACGGGAACAGCAACAAATGACGCTTATAGTGAATTTGCTGCAGGATTGGATACACAAGACTTCAAAGTGGTAGCCGTCGGTACGGACGATTCGACGGTGAAGGCGCTGCTCGCACTCAAAGTGAAAGAATGGCGGGCTAATTACGGCAAAAATGTCACGCTCGTCACCAACAACTATAACGAGGCCGATCATGAAGGTGTGGTGTCGGTTCTCAATGGCGTCACGCTTGAAGGGGGCGAACAACTAACCGCCAAAGACGCGCTGTATTGGTACGCAGCAGCGTACGCGAATGCCGGAACGAGCTCGCTGACATATGCCGAGTATCCAGGTGCTGTTGACTGTGAACGCAAAACACATGAGGAAATCGAACAGGCATTGAAAGATGGTCATATCGTCTATACATTCAATCGGGATTCGGTAGTGGTAGAACAAGACATTAACACATTCCGTTCATTCACACCGACAAAAAATCAAGATTTCCGCAAAAACAAAATCATTCGTGAAATGGATATCGTTTCAGACAACACGCAGTATATCTACTCCAAATATTTCATTGGAAAAGTGAACAACAACGAGGACGGCCGAAACTTGTTCAAAAAAGAAGTGATGAAAACCGTGTTAGATCCTCTCGTGCGAGTCGGTGCTTTAGAGCCATATAATCCAGATGAAATTGTAGTTGAACAAGGTGATGAAAAAGATGCTGTGTTGGTCAATGTAGGACTTAAATTCGTCGATGCCATGGAAAAACTCTATATGACAGTGGCGTGCAAGTGATAAACGGAGGTGATAAATATGCCACGTGTAATGGAATCAAAAGATGCGATCTCGTCGAAGGAAGGGACGCTATACATTACGATCGACGGGAAGTCATATGAGTTCGCGGAAATTGTGAAATTTGACGCAACGATTGAATATATCAAAGCTGACGTCAAACGTGTAGGCGCACGTATGAATGGAAGTAAAATCGTTGGAGCAAACGGAAAAGGGAACATGACGTATTACTACCATCGCCCAGAAATTCGCGCTATGGCATTGGAATATCTACGGACAGGGAAGGCGCCGATTTTCGATGCGATGTTGGTCAATGCGGATATTACGAGTGCAGCCGGCAAGCAAACAGCAATCATCAAAAATATTGTGCCGGACAGCACACTCATCGCTAAGCTTGATGGAGATTCTGACGATGTCCTGAAAGATGAAGTATCGTTCACGTTTGATGACTTCGATCTGCTTGACCAATTTAAAACCATTAACTAAGGAGGAACGACATGAGCAAGTTTAAAGCTTTTTTAAAAGGGAATGTAAAACCATATGAAAATGTAGAGTTGAAGCTGGAACGTTTTGATGAACCACTCGTTTTGCGTCCCCTCACGGCCGGCGAAGCGGACGCCATCAATGAGCGCTGCTTTAAATTCCGTCCAGGAAAAGGCGGGAAGATGGAACGGGTGTTTGATGTGGTGAGATATAATCGTGAAATTTGTGTGGCATCGATTGTGTATCCTGATTTGAACGATCGCGAACTACAAGAGTCGTATGGGGTGCTAGGAGCGGACAAGTTGTTTGCAGAAATGTTCCTTTTAGGAGAAGCAAACCAAATTCTTGAGAAGGTGACGGAAATTTCCGGGCTTGATAAGACGATGGACGAAGAGGTAGAAGAGGCAAAAAACTAATTGAAGAAGGTGGAGAGGCGTTTTATGCTCATGTCGCTCTCCACCGTTTTCATTGGCGTCCTCGTGAGTTTTTAGAGATGGACAGAAAAGAAAAGGCGTTTGTCATTGCGAGCATTCAGTTGGAATTGAAAAAAGAGAAAGAAGAACACGATCGCATAAAAAGCAAAATGAGGGGGTGAGCGAATGGCTGGAGTCCAAACGACGTTAGCGTTAAATGACAAATTGACGGGGCCGCTCATGAAAATGATTCGCGCGATGGACGCGACCATTCGCGTCATGGAAAAGATGGATGCGAGCGCGACTCAATTAGATACAAAAGGATTGGCGAAAGCACGTAAAGCGATTACGAACGCATCGGCTGATTTAGAACGTCTAGTTTTGGCATCTAAACAATCCGTCGATGCTCTAACGCCACTCCAGTCGAAATTTGCTAGCTTGCCCCCTCCCATTCATCAGGCAACTAGTGCAGTCAGAGCATTCTTTAGTGCTTTTGCCGGCTCCGCGGCGGCCTATATGGCATTGGAAGCGATCAAGCAAGGGGCGAAAACATTTGTAGAAGCGTCGGATACGTATGTTTCTACATCGGCACGTTTGGCAAATATCAATGACGGTTTGCAAACACAAGCGCAGTTACAGGAAAAGATATACCAAGCAGCGCAACGCAGTCGAAGCGGCTACGTTGATATGGCTAACTCGGTCGCAAAGTTAGGGTTGTTGGCAGAAGATGCATTCAAAAATAATGACGAAATGATCCGGTTTTCTGAGTTGATGGGAAAAGCGTTCACCGTATCCGGCGCGTCCACTTTTGAACGTCAAGCCGGCATGTATCAGCTGACCCAAGCGATGGCGGCTGGAAAACTACAAGGCGATGAATTCCGTTCTATCATGGAAAATGCGCCATTGCTCGCCCAAGCAATTGCGGATTTTACAGGGAAAACAAAAGGCGAATTAAAGCAGATGTCAGCAGAAGGAACGATTACTGCCGACATTATCAAAAACGCCTTGTTCAAAGCTGCCGATGACATTGAAAAGAAATTCAAAAACATGCCGTTGACGTTCTCCGATGCGATGACCATGTTCAAAAACTGGGCGTTCCGCGCATTTGAACCGTTGCTGATTCGGTTTAACCAGTTCGTGAACTCTGATGCGTTCGCTACGATGGCGGAACATGCGATGTTTTTTGTCAACGTGTTTATTAAAGGCATGGATCTTGCTTTTGATGCGCTGGAGTTTTTCTATCGAATGGTTGGTGCCGTTGGACGGTTTTTTGAAGAAAATTGGTCGTGGATTGCGCCAGTTTTAACGGTCATTGGCTCTGTTTTGGCTGGGATTGGTGCAATTTTGCTTGGCCTTGCAGCGAAATGGTTGGTAGTGCGAGCAGCTACCCTCATGGCAGCAGCCGCAAAATGGGTATACGATGCAGCTATGCTTAGCTCCCCAGCCACGTGGGTATTACTGACGATCATTGCTTTAATCGGATTCGTTGCTTATGCAACGGTAAGATGGGGAGAACAAACAGCTGCGGTGATTGGATTTATTACAGGGTTGTTTGCGGCGTTGGGGGCTTATATTTGGAACAGTGTGGCCAACCTATGGAATCTGTTTGCAACGTTTGCTGAGTTCCTGGCCAACGTGTTTATCGATCCGACATACGCCGTTAAAAAGTTGTTCTACGATTTAGCCAAAATGGTGATCGACAACATGGCGGCGCTCGCCGGGTCTTTTGATCGTGCGGCCAATGCGTTGGCTCGTGCTTTTGTAGCTGGGGCAAATATTGCGATTGGCGCCATTAATGGGCTGATTAAAGCTCTGAACATGATACCAGGCGTGAACATCGGAACGATCGGCAAACTGAGTGCCGGATCGGTAAGCAACATCTCCGGTGGATTGAAAAGCTGGGCAGCAAATCTTCAAGCGCCGACAAGCAGCAAAAATGTGGTTAGTATTCCACGGATGAATTTGCTCAGCCTTCCCAAAGCGTTTGACGCGGGGAATAAAGCCGGTATCAACTTCAGCAAAAACGTATCAGATAAGCTGGCAGGAGTGTGGGATAAAGCGAAAAGCCTAATTCCGAATGGGAAAACAGGCAATCCGTTCAAATCCTTTCCGTCCCAAGCGCTTGGTAATCAAATCGCCAACAGCCCTGGCATGAAGAATCCCATTGGAAATGATAAAGGCAAAAACCCGACCGGCGGCAAACTGGATAAGGTCGGAAAGGTTGGGAAGATTGATGATGAGGTGAATATTGCTGAGGAAGATTTAGAAGTGTTCAAAGAGTTGGCGACAATCAAGTCGATTCAGAACTTCATCACACTGACACCGACTGTCCAAGTTCAAACCGGCGATATTCGCAGCGAAGTCGACATTAACAAGTTGATCCGACGTATTGAACAGCTCATGTCAAATGAAATCGCACGGTCGGCGGAAGGGGCGTACTCATGACGGAAAGAGCCATATATTTTGTCGTGAATGACCGGGAATTCTTCCGTCTCCCGGTTAACCCCGAAAAGGTGAATGTGAAGGAAGAAGGGGACGGAGAAGAATTTACGATTGCCTCGTTAGGGAAAGTGAATGTCCCGAAGCCAGCAAAGCTGAAAAGTTTTACTCTGGAGTCCTACTTCCCAGCACAACCGACGCACTATTCAGCGACGGTCTTTAAAAAGCCGAAGGATTATATTCGTTTGTTGGAAAAGTGGCTGAATCACAAACAGCCCGTTCGATATATTTATGTCAATGGGCCGTTTACGATTAATGAATTGGTGACCATTGAGCGTTTTGAATACGACGAGTCTTTTGGTAGCGAGGACGTCAACTTTTCTCTTGAGTTAAAAAAATATGTACCATTCGGCCCAAAAAAAATGAAAATCGCCAAGGCAAAAAACGGAACGAAACAAATCGTGAAGAAGAATACCCCCACTCGGCAAAATACGAAGCCGAAACCAACAACCTATACGCTTAAAAGAGGGGATAGCTTATGGAAGGTGGCGCAGTATTACACGGGCAGTGGTCATAGATATCGTGAATTGCAGAAATTGAACGGTATCAAGGACAGTCAATTGCGCCGATTGCCTATCGGCTTAGTGCTAAAGATCCCGCCAGACTGGGTGAAATGAAATGGAAGTGTTCATCGATAATCGAGACGGAACCATATGGGACATGCCCGCGGCCAGCTTAAAATGGACAACCAGCCGGATCGGGAAAGCCGGCACCTTGGAAGCAAAGTTGGTGATAGAGGATCCGCGTAAGTTTTCCATCAATAGTGGAGCCGTGATTCGTGTCACCGACGGATCATACAAGATTTTCTACGGCTATGTGTTTGAAACAGGATTCAATGCGGATAGTGATTTTAGTGTTAAGGCGTATGATCAGCTTCGATATTTGATGTACAACGACACCTTTGTCTTTTCTTCAACAACGGCCACGGCCGGCATTAGGAAAATTGCAACCGATGCAGGATTGAAAATTGGAACGTTTGAAGAAACGGGATACAAAGTGCCAGCGATGGTCGAAGACAACAAAAAAGCGCTCGATGTGGTGGCAAAGTTTTTAGATTCAACGTTGATTGCAACGAACAGGAACTATGTACTGTTCGATCATTTTGGGAAACTGGAACTGCGAAATATCAATAACATGGCCATTCGAGCAGACGACTTCTACATTGGGGAAGAGAGTCTGCTTTTTGATTTCGACTATAAAAAGTCAATCGACGAGGAAACGTACAATCGTATCAAGATCGTGCAAGACAACAAAAAAACAGGAAAACGCGAGGTCTATATTGCCCAAGACAGCGCGAACATTGCTAAATGGGGACGATTGCAAGAATTTCGCAAAGTCGATGAAAGGATGACGGCCGCGCAAATCAAAGACTTGTTGGACAAGTTAATCAAGTTGCGTAACCGTGAAACGAAATCATTGAAACTCACCTGCCTCGGCCATTGGAAAGTGCGCGCCGGTTGTTTTGTGTTTGTGTACATCGAAAAGATCGGCATCAAGCAATATTTTCTCGTTGACGAATGCACGCACAACTGGGAAGGCGGCGTGCACACGATGCAATTAGATTTGAAGGTGATTTGAGATGAGCTTGATAGATTTAATTAAAACAGTTGCTGTGAAAGCTGTGGAAGCGACTAATCCGGTTAATGTGTTGTTTGGCACGGTTGTATCCGAAAGCCCTCTTGCGATTCAAATACATCAGCGATTGAAACTGACGGAAGAATTTTTGGTTGTTACGGAGCAGGCGGAACAAGCAAATCTAAAAGGCGGCGATAAAGTAATCCTGCTTCGCGCTCAAGGAGGCCAGCAATTTGTGGTTTTAGATAAGGTGGTGAAGTGATGGCAGTATTACCTTCTGAAGATATTTTGATGGATGATACAGATATCGTCGATACTTCCGTCTTTCCTACCAAAACGTATCGTCTCGACTTTGAGAGAGGCCGGTGCATCGGAATGATTGACGGGTTGGAAGCTATCAAGCAATCGATTTTCAAAATGTTGAGCACCGAACGATTCAAGCATTTAATTTATAGCGATGATTACGGCTTTGAAAATCTAAGTGGCAAAGAAAGATTGTTTGTCCAAGCAGAATTGCCTCGGAGAATCGAAGAAGCGGTGCTTCAAGACGCGCGCATCCTAGCAGTCGAAGACATCAGCATTCAGTTCCAGGCGGATTCAGCTATCGCCACGTTTGTTTGCCAAACTGTCTATGGAAAGATAGAGGCGTCCAAAGAGGTGAGCGGTATTGTTTGAGGACCAAACGTTTGAGGCAATTTTGCAGAGGATGCTTGATCGAGTTCCTGACGATGTTGATAAACAAGAAGGTTCTGTCATCTATGATGCGTTAGCACCGGCTGCGATGGAATTGGCACAGATGTATGCAGAACTGGACGTTGTTTTGCGTCTTGCGTTCGGAGAAACCTCGACGGGTGAATATTTGGATCGACGTGCAGCGGACTTTGGTGTGTATAGAAAACAAGCGACGCCGGCCATTCGAAAAGGAGTGTTCACGGATGAGGAGGGCGTGCCATTTGACGTTCCGATCGGAAGCCGGTTCCGACTTAATGACATGGTCTATGTAGCTATCGGAAAAATTGCCAACGGTCAGTTCCGTATGCAAGCAGAAACACTAGGAAGCGCGGGCAATCAAGAGTTTGGTAGTCTGCTTCCGATCGAACCGATTGACGGACTAGGAACAGCGATACTAGCAGATGTCCTCGTTCCGGGTGAGGATGAAGAAAGTGATGACTCCCTTCGAAAACGTTTTTTGCAGAAGGTACGGGAGCCCGGAACGAGTGGAAATGCGGCGGATTATAAGCGATGGGCGACAGAAGTGGCTGGTGTGGGCGCAGCAAAAGTAACACCACTTTGGAACGGCCCTGGCACCGTCAAAATTACAATCGTTAATACGGATATGCGACCGGCCACAACAGAATTGGTTAGTCAAGTGCAAGAATATATCGAGCAAGTGCGGCCGATCGGAGCGTCTGTCACAGTAGCTTCAGCGACAGGCAAACCGATCAATGTTTCGGCGAACGTAGTCCTTGCATCGGGATATACGTTGCAAAATGTTCAAGATGCTTTCGCAGCGTCGTTGGATGAATATTTCAGAGAGATCGCTTTTTCAATGACGTATGTCAGCTACGCAAAAATCGGAACACTCTTACTGAATACGCCAGGTGTCATTGACTACAACGGGCTGATTGTGAATAGTGACACAGCCAATGTAGCGTTACAAGATGAAGAAGTTCCTATTCGTAGGGAGGTATCGCTAAATGTCTAATTTATCCCAATATCTCCCTGATTATTATCAGAATATAAGAGAATTTCAAACCTTAATAGGGACAGAGGGCGAAGAATTTGAACAATTGAATGTTACAATAGATGAAGTTTTGAAACAATTCTATGTTGACACAGCCACATGGGGGCTTGCGAATTGGGAGCGCATTTGCGGTATCCCGACAGACGAAAGCAAGCCGATTGACCAACGACGATCGGTTATAAAGTCGAAGTTGCGAGGTATCGGAACGGTCACGGTAGAATTGGTCAAAAACGTTGCCGAAGCGTATTACAACGGACAAGTTGAAGTCATTGAACAACCTTCGCTTTATACAGTCAAAATTAAATTTGTAAGCAAACTTGGAGTCCCGCCTAACTTAACCGACATTCAAAACGCCTTGCGTGAGATTATTCCGGCTCATTTGGCGATCAACTTCGAGTTTTCTTATTTACTAATCAAAGATATTCATCATGTAATGACGCTTTCTCAGTTACAGGCGACGACGCTTGATAAATTTGCAGGAGGTGATTACTGATGGCGAGTAATACACCGCGTTTAGGGCTTTATAAGAAAGATCCGGTGGCTGATAGAAATGATACATTCAATATACAAACCATGCTGAATGACAACTGGGATCGCATTGACCAGGGGGTTGTATTGGAAACAGAAAAAGGCTCGGCAAACGGGGTAGCTTCACTCGACGGGAACGCGAAAGTGCCAACATCGCAATTGCCAATTGCTACAACGACATCACCAGGAGCGATTTCTGCATCGGATAAAGCCAAACTCGATGGGATTCAGCCAGGCGCTGAGGTGAACCAAAACGCGTTTACCACGATCAAAGTTGGCGCAACCAACATCGATGCGGATAGCAAAACCGATGTGTTAGAATTGGTTGCAGGATCTAACATTACTTTAACCCCTGATGCAACCAACGATAAAATTACAATCAGTACCACCGCTGAACCTAACCAAAATGCCTTTACGACGATTAAAGTAGGGGCAACCAATATTGACGCAGATAGTAAAACCGATACGTTAGAATTGGTTGCTGGTACAGGGGTCGTATTAACGCCAGACGCAGTAAACGACAAAGTAACCATTGCAGCGTCGTTTGGTGGAAATGGTAGCGCCACAACCGTTGCTCGTTCAGATCATAATCATGATGGAGTATATGTAAAAACAGCCGGAGATACAATGACGGGACCGTTAAAATTTAACACTCCTTTGCCTGCTGGTGTAAATACCAGCGACACGCCGGATAAATGGCCGAATGATGGAATTACGTACTACGACGTTCTTGGAGCAGGACTGTTACAAGGACAACCGACAAACTATGGAAAAATAATGCACATATCACAGAGAGACGTGAAATTTCAATACTTTTTTGAATGGATACACCCTCAAGGCGGGCCGTCAGGTTCAGTTTATTATCGTCATGCTGGTGAACACGATACGGTTTGGGGACAATGGCATAAAATCTGGCATGATGGTAACGACGGCGCAGGAAGCGGTTTAGACGCGGATACAGTAGACGGAAAACAAGCAAGTGATTTTGTTTGGAAAACAGAAAAAGGAAAACCTAACGGCGTTGCAACACTTGGCCCAGATGGAAAAGTGCCATCTGAACAATTGAGTAGCGACGCGGCGACAAAAGATGAACTAACACATTTAAACATCAACATAATCGATATGGCTGTAGAACTCGAAACGCTGAAAGGAGCAACGTTAAACGGTGTGACGGCGAATATTTTTATCGAAAGCTTTCAAAATTTAAACGATATCAATTTGATGAACGGGATTTATGATAGTGCAAACAAAAGGTTGGTGCTTTAATTGAGTCAGTCCGCAACAGATTTAATCTTGTATAAAAAGACAGAATTATTACTGCATGAGACTTATCCGGTTTTACGAAACTTTCCAAAAGCAGAGAAATTCTCTCTATGCCAAGAAATTAAGCAAGCGTTTTACTCACTTTTGAAATATATAATCCTTGCAAACTCCTTATATCAACGTGGAAGGAGAGATGAAATTTGGCGAACGGCGATTTAATTAAATTAGGTACCTTATATGTCGGAGGAACAAAAATAGCACTTCCGACAAAACCTTGGCAGAAAGGTTATACACCTCCGGGGGCTCCAGGTGCTGGAGATATACCTTCTTATACTGTCGGGGCAGCAATCGAGATCAGAGATACCAACCCTAGTGACGCCTATAAAATTCAATGGCGCGAAGTGAATGACGGGAGTAAGAAACTGTTAATCTCTGACCGTGTTTTGCTTGTAAATGTCTCGTGGGACGATTTAAATGCTCAAGGTCTCATTTTCGGGAAAACTATTACAATTGATGGGCGACAATATAAGCTACGAGTTCTCACAGGCGGAAGCGACTATCATCACGGAACTGGCAACTACTCCGGTGGTTATCCTTCTAGCAATGAATGGGATCGAATAATCACAAATGAGGCGGGATTTAGCGGTTTGCCAGTGCCATCCGCAACGGATTTAGATATTTATCAATACTCAATAGACTTTAACAGCGCGCATAACCAGTTCTGGAATTGGTTTTACGTTTATTCTTGGGTGCAGGAAACATACACAGGAAACAGCGCCACCCGCGCGGTCCGCGGGTACGTCTCGGCTTGCTTCTGGGACTACTATTCGTCTGACTCCCGCGGTGCGATTTTCGGTTGGCGCCCCGTCCTTGAAGTTCTGAATTCTGCCCCTGTGATTTCTGGCTCGGATTCTAACCTAGGAAATAAAGTAGCTCCTTTTACAGTGAACTATTCTGTTGACGATACAGATACAAGCGATACACTCACAGTTACAGAAAAAGTTGATACAACAACAATACGAACAATCAACAATGCAGTCCGTGGTCAGACATACACGCTTGACTTGAGCAGCGTTTGGTCAACTTTATCGCTTGGTTCTCACACTATTACGATTACTGTCACGGACGACAAAGGCGGTACAGCAACACGGACATATACATTCACGAAAACGGATGATCGAATCAAATTTACGTTGAAAAATCCGATCAAAACATCGATTGCGGCAAAGAAAATTGTCGTTAGTGGTGTGGTCACTGTTCCAAAAGGTGCTACATTGTCGGTGAAAGCCTGCAACAACGGCTTCGATTCAAACCCGACATGGGAGGACATCACAACGGCGTTTCTGAATCGTCAGGCATACTCATTCACAAACACAACAAAAACAGCATCAAACTGGGGGATTAACATTCAATTTGAGATATTGAAAGGAACCGCAACCGATCAAATTATCGTTGACGGCTTTGGTTTCTCATTTGAGTAAAAGGAGGTGACAAAAGATGAAAAGCATCCGAATTAAAGATTTAGAGATTGTCGAACAGGAACGACAACAAGAAGAAAGCACTGAAAAAAACACGGCGGCCGCGTTGGCACAACTGACAATCGAAAACAAAAAGAAAGATTTGCTAATCACTCAATTGACACAAACGATAGCAAATTTAAATATCGAGATTGCGAAATTAAAAGGAGGAGTCAGCTAATGAAAAGTCCATTTTTCGATTTTTATAATACTTTTTACAAAATGGGATACCTAACAAAAGATATTGTCCATGAAGTGGCAGAATGGGGAGTTATTACTTTAGCTGAGTACAAGGAAATTACAGGAGAAGAGTTTACTGCGTAGTCGGACGATACTGCGACATAACCTGTCACAGCTTGACGTGAACTTGACACGAATTTAGGCGGGCTTTGGCTCGCCTTTTTTCTGTAAAGGAGTGATACGATGCCTTTAACTGAGAAAGAACAGCGATTTTTGCGGCAAATTCAAACGGTTAAAAATCCAACGCCAGCCCAACAGCAAACCTTAAAGGCGATTCAGGGAAAACAAGCGAAAGAAGAAAGGTTCATTCGCCAATATAACGAGATTAAACAATCGGGCGGAAAGACAAGCTCGGCGCAGGATAGCACGTATAAATTGCTGACGGGTAGCACCTATAAGCCGCCGGCACCAAGCGCACCAAAACCGGTGACGACCAAACCAACCGTAGTGAGCGCACCGAAAACAACAGCAGCGCCGAAACCAACCGCAGCACCAAACCCAGCGACACCGACCGTCAATCCTTATTTACAATCGGAAATTGATAAGGCAAACCGCTTTATGCGCCAGTTTTAGATAAAATCAAGAAAATCGATAAAAGTAAGGAGATGAGTAACGAAGAAAAGGCGCAAAGAATTGAAAACCTAATCGAACAGTTAAAACGCTTAAGAGAGGGGAAATAAAGCATGTTTGGCACGCCTGGCGTCGATCCCATGATAGGCATATTAAATTTTATTTTCTTTGCGGCGCTTGTGTTGGTGGGATTAGTCATTTTAAGAATCATCCTAGATGGTATCGAAACATTTTTTCGAAATCACAAGAGAGCGCAAAACGCTCTCGACGATACCATTGTTTGGCTCCATCGGATGCCTAAATGGATAAAGCAACCGATCAAATGGATTGGAGTTGTTATTTATTTAGCGCTTTGTGTATTGGTAATTATCTATTCCGGCAGTTAAGAGGGCTGAAATATCAGTCCTCTTTTTTATTACAGTAAGAAAGGTTGTGAAATGATGGAACGGTTCGATGTTGTTTTCAAAACCGGCGCGGCCATTCTTGGTGGTCTCGCCGGTTTGGTTTTTGGTGAGTCGATTGGATTGCTTGTTGCACTGTTTTGGATGGCGGCCATTGATTATGGGAGCGGAATGGCCGCTGCATTTATGGAAAAAACACTGTCTAGCAAGATTGGATTTAGAGGCATTGCTAAAAAAGTGATGATCTTTGTAATGGTTGCCCTTGCGCATCAAGTCGATAGCGCACTTGGAACGAAAAATATGTTCCGAGATGCGACTATCGTTTTTTATATGGCCAACGAGCTGCTAAGCATTTTTGAAAATGCGGGAAGAATGGGAGTGCCAGTTCCGGAACGACTTACACAGGCGGTAGAAGTGTTGAAAGGAAAAAGTGGGAAAGGAGAGGATAAGTAATGAGCGCATGGACAGAAAAGTTCATCCGAGTAAACAAATATTCGCGTCCGGGTCTAAAACTGAAAGGTGTAAAAAAACTTGTTTTGCATTGGACAGCTAACCCAGGTGCATCAGCGGCCAATCATTTCACGTATTTTGATCGAACCATCATTCAAGCACAACGATACGCCTCGGCACATATTTTTGTGGATAAAAACGAAGCAATTAACATCATTCCTCTCGATGAAGTGGCATACCATGCGAACGATGGTACTTACCGCGGCTTTCCAGAATTGAAACCGAACGCGAACTTTCTATCCATCGGTGTGGAAATGTGTGTGGAAAAAGACGGCACGTTTCATCCAGACACCATCTCTCGTACAGAAGATGTATTTGTAGAGCTCTGCAAAACATTTAAGTTGGATCCAATTAAAGACATTGTGCGTCATTACGATATTACCCATAAAAATTGTCCGGCGCCATGGGTAAGGGATTCCAAGGCGTTTGAAGACTTCAAACAACGAGTAAAGGCTAAAATGAGTCCACCTAAAGCCAATGTGTCATATTACACGGTGAAACCTGGAGATACACTGTCTGGAATCGCGGCAAAAAACAAAACGACAGTAGCCACTTTACAGAAACTCAACAACATCAAGAATCCGAATATAATTCGTGTCGGACAAAAAATACGCATAAAGTAATCCCTTGCCACTCGGCAGGGGATTTTTTTTGTTTTTATAGGAGGAATTTTTCGGTTATCGATGTATAAACAGTATTGGAGGGTAAAAGAAGTGCGGGAAATTAAGCTAATGGAGGGATTTTGTGCATGGGAGCAAAAAATAAAGTCATTGCTGGAGAGTATGAAGGGAAAAACGTCATGCTGATTCATGGCGCTGTGTGTATTATGACAGGGTTTACGAAGAAAATAGAATTAACAAAGGAGAATGTCGAAGAATACGAAGTGATGGATGAAACCAAAGGAAAAAGCGCTGTGAGTGCAGTTGGAAGAGGATTGGTAGGCTCTTTCCTTTTAGGCCCAGTGGGTTTACTTGCAGGGTTATCTGCAAAATCTAAAGGCGTATATGTCGTAGCTATTAAATTTAAAGACGGTAAGAAAAGTTTGTTGGAAATTAATGATAAGATTTATGCAGCTCTTATGAAAAAGTTGTTTTAACTTCCCTCCGAAAGAAGTCTCCTACTTCTAAACGTGAAGGCGCGCCAGCACCAGTGAAAGTGGGAGATGAATTTCGGTTGGCGTTAGCCAACGAATAGGATAGAATATGGCTAGAACGGACACCTTCGGAACGAAGGGAAGCGTAAAGGGTTCTTGTGTGTGGCTTAC